CACCCTCACCACAAAGCAAACTCTCGTAAAAGTTACATCAGGATCTTCCTTCACTGTTGGTGGATTTATCCAAATCAACAGTGAAGTTATGAAGATCAAAGAGATCTCCGGTAACGACTTGATCGTCAACCGTGGACAGTTTGGCACCAGTATTGATTCACACGCAAGTGGAGATAGTATCGATCTGGTAAATAAATCTGATTCGGATCTTATTGATTACGGCGATACCTTTGGATTCACGGAGACCAGATCTTTCTTTGATGCAGATGGTCTTGAATTCAGTACTGTTACTGGCACTGATGAATTATGACAAAAGACTTTGATGCTATCGATAAAGCACTAGATGTAAAATCCGAGATTGTCAATGAGACAAAGGCAATAAAGAAAAAGATCAAGGAGACTCCAGATGCTCCTGATCAAGACTACGAGTATTCTCGTGCTCAACTTTATAATCTTGTAGAGAAAGGACAAGAAGCAGTAAACGGTATCCTTGATGTATGCATGGATACTCAACATCCTAGAGCATATGAAGTTGCTGGTCAGTTGATCAAACACGTTGGTGATGTTACTGACAAAATCGTTGATCTTCAGAAGAAGATGAAGGATCTGAAAGCAGAAGATGGTCCTAAAAATGTCACTAACAATGCGCTATTTGTTGGTAGCACAAGTGAACTACAGAAGATGATCAAGAAGGGTCTGCTAAATAATACGGACAAGTAGTCTCATCAGATGAAATATACCTATAGATTGCCTATCTTTGAGGCACCTGGTGATGCGTTTGCCAAGATGAGCGACGACCAGTTTGCAGACTACCAGAAGAAAAATCCTGGTACTGCGGAAAGGGCGAAACAAGTTCGTAAGCAGGCACAAGCACGTGCTGCTAAGGCAGGGGCAAAACCCTCTAGTAGCACTGGCACTAGTTCAGCAAAACCATCCGGAAAGAAAGGATTAGGTACTAGTGCCATTGTTAGGAATGATCGTGTTGTCAAAAGTGATTCACAAGGTAATAAGTCTAATAAGGTTGGTGGCTCTGGTGGTAGCAAGCGTGTGTCTTCTGCTGGGGGCAAGGCAGTAGATATGGGTGTGAAGAAAGTGAAGGTTCGGGATGTAACTCCTGGGCAGAAAAAACTTCCTGGTTCAGCATCTGGTTCTACATCTTCCTCAGGATCAGGATCAGGCGGTCAAAAGAAAATTTCTGGTGGTAGTGGAGCAGGTGGCAATAACCGTCCTCCGTCTGGTGCTGGTCAAAAAGAAATGACACGGGCAAAGGGTGGTGCTCTTGCTAAGAGAGAAGGTCCTCCGGGAACTCCTAAGAAGAAGGGAGGTATGGGACTTAGAGCGAAAGGGCATGTTGCTGCAAAGGCACTTGGATGGGCAGCGAAAGTAGCGAAGGATACTATCGGTGGTGCTACCGCTGCATTTGGCAAATCTTCTTGGAAAGAAGGTATTACTTTTAGGCAGTATCTCGAAACCGCTGTTCCTATTGTAGAATCTAATCTTCAAGAAAAACCAGGTGATGGTTATCTTGGACCAACGGTGAACATCGGTGGCAAACCATATGGGGTTCCAAATCCTATTCGTATCGCTCAAGATGCCGCAGATACTTCAAATGTTATAAACCAAAAAAAGGTAGATGCCGTCAAAGCTCATGGTGGAAGAGCATCAATGCCATCATATAAACTTTATAACAAACAAAACAGCATTGCTACTCAGGTTCTGCTTCCTGGTCTAAAGAGAGAATCTGCATGGCAGCGTAAGGAAGGCAAGAGCAAAACTGGTGGTTTGAACGAGAAGGGTCGCAAATCTTATGAGCGTGAGAATCCTGGTTCAGATCTGAAAGCACCGCAACCAGAAGGTGGTCCTCGTAAGAGATCTTTCTGTGCCCGTATGAGTGGTGTGAAAGGACCTATGAAAGATGAGAAGGGGCGTCCGACTCGTAAAGCTCTTGCTCTCAGGAAGTGGAAGTGTTGATCTAGATTATTATGAGTGATATCTATCTTGGTAATCCTAATCTAAAAAAAGCAAATACTACACAGGAGTTCACCGAAGAGAACATCATTGAGTTCGTTCGGTGTAAAAACGATCCTGTTTATTTTACAGAAAAATATATCAAAATCGTCAACGTTGATGAAGGTCTAGTTGGATTTGAGATGTATCCTTTTCAAAGGAAACTGATCAGAAACTTCCACGAAAACCGATTCAAACAAAGCGGCTACTGCTAGAGATCTCCTCGGCAGATTACAACTGGCGTATGAGAACCTGCCGCGTTGGATGCAGCAAGGCATCATAGCTTGGAACAAAGGATCTATGGAACTGGAGAATGGTTCCAAGATTATCGCAGCATCTACCTCAGCATCTGCTGTTCGGGGTATGTCATTCAACATCATCTTCCTGGACGAATTTGCGTTCGTTGCAAACCACCTGGCAGATGACTTCTTTGCATCTGTGTATCCCACGATCTCATCTGGTAAGTCTACCAAGGTGATCATCGTGTCTACGCCTCACGGCATGAACCACTTCTACAGGATGTGGCATGACGCTGAGCGTGGAAAGAATGAGTATGTCGCTACTGAGGTGCACTGGTCAGAGGTACCAGGCAGAGACGCCAAGTGGAAAGCGCAGACTATTGCTAACACGTCAGAGCAACAGTTCCAGATTGAGTTTGAATGCGAATTCTTAGGATCTGTTGATACTCTAATCTCTGCTTCCAAACTGAAGGCAATGGTCTATGAAGATCCAGTGAAGCGGAATGGGAAGTTATCTGTTTTTGAAACGCCAAGAGAGAAGAATGATTATATCATCACTGTTGACGTTGCACGCGGTGTAGGAAAAGACTTCAGCACATTCTGTGTATTTGATATCACTAAATTCCCATACAAAGTTGTTGCTACATTTAGGGATAATGAAATCAAACCAATGCTCTTCCCATCAATTATTGATGAGGTTGGTAGAGCATACAACAATGCGTATGTCTTGTGTGAGGTGAATGATATTGGTGACCAGGTAGCATCAATTCTTTTCTACGACTTGGAATATGAAAACCTTCTGATGGTTGCTATGCGTGGACGAGCAGGTCAGATTGTTGGATCTGGTTTCTCTGGAGTCAAGACTCAGTTGGGTGTCAAGATGAGTCAGGTCACCAAGAAGGTGGGTTGTTCTAACCTCAAGACTTTGATTGAGGATGACAAACTGATTTTCTGTGACTATAACATCATTTCAGAACTGACAACGTTCATTCAGAAGAGGCAATCGTTTGAAGCAGAAGAAGGTTCTAACGATGATTTGGCGATGTGTCTTGTTATCTTTGCTTGGTTAGTTGCTCAGGATTACTTCAAAGAAATGACTGATCAAGATGTCAGAAAACGGATATATGAGGAGCAAAAGAACGCTATTGAACAAGACATGGCACCCTTTGGGTTTATTAGTGATGGATTTGAAGACGAGACAGAAATCATAGACACCACTGGTGAGGTCTGGAGAGTTGACGAGTACGGCGACCGTTCATACATGTGGGAGTACCATTAGAAGTAGTCCATAAATAACCTTTTCCCTAAATAATCCTAGTCATTGTAGGGACAGCAAGGAGTTAGAATGGCACTTCGATTAGCATCTCCGGGGATTTCAATTAGGGAGGTTGACCTAACTCGTGGTGGCGTTGATTTCACAGTCAACGTCGTAGCGGGTCTGGCAGCACCTTTCCGTAAAGGTCCGGTCAACGAAATTACACGGATCAATAACGAGAAAGAACTCATTGAAGTTTTTGGTCAACCCGGAGTGGGCACGACTGATTACCACTACGAGACTTTTCTTGCAGCATCAAACTTCCTCTCTTACGGAGGCAAACTTGATATTGTCCGCTGTAAGGGTGGGGACCTGAACAACGCAAACGCTGCCGTTGGTTACGCAGCATCAACCTCTCTGATGGTTGAGAACATTGAAGATTATGAAAATAATAATGCCGATGACCTCGGTTGGTACTTCGCCGCGAAAAACCCCGGATCGTGGGCGAACGAGATCAAGGTCGCAGTCATTGACAATATCTCAGACCAAATCCTCACCCCTACCCTGCAAACTGGTAGCATCGCATCCAACGTGACTGTTGGCATGGGTGTCACCCAAGCACTTACCGGTCAGACGATTGGCGTCGGTACCGTAACTAATGCAACTGGTATCCTCAAGGGTATTGTTACCGCTAAGGACAACACCGCAGGAACCGTCGAAGTTCGCGTGGTCAGCACCGTCATTGACGGAACGGAGACTTTGGTCAACTACCAGCAAAACTCACAGCGTGAGTTCAAGACTGGTTCTGCTATCAACTTCGTCAACAGCAGCGGTAACACCGTTGCAATGGGACAAACAACTACCACTGTTGACTGGTACAACACTCAGAACATCCTCACCAGCATCGAAGATGGTGGTAACGACCTCGTTACCCTTCCCTGGCGCTCAGTTCTGAACCGTCCTCAGACTAGCAACTACACCGCTGCTCGCGAGGGCAGCAATGACGCAATTCACATTGTGGTCATTGACGCTGCTGGCAACGTAACTGGCGATCCTGCTTCTGTTCTGGAGAAGTTCCCGAACCTTTCTAAGTCTAAGGACGCTAAGGTCACCGGCAATCTGGAGATCTACTATAAGGATTATCTGGCAGAGAACTCTGAGTATCTCTGGGCAGGTGCATCTCTGGTTTCTGGTTCTGACGCATACAACGGCACCGAACCGATCGCCTCTGGATTTAGTTCTGGATTTACGGCGGTTCTTGCTAACGCTGGTGCATGGGGTCAAGACTCCAAGGACATCAAATTCAACTCGATTGGCAACCAAGTCTACAAACTGGAAGCAGGTCTCGACTACACCGGCGTTGGCGTATTCGGAGCACCTCTGGGTGATGTCATCGCATCTTACAATAAATTCCGTGATCCTGAAGATGCTGACATTCGCTTCCTTCTTCAAGGCAGTGCCTACCGCAAC